AACTCCCGTTGCCACGCTCCGTATCTATTTACAAAATCAATAATTACAGGTGTATATTTACATTCCTCTAATGGATAGAAAAAATAAGTTTTTTGAACCACTGAAGCAGCGTTTAGTATCTCTACTTTGTTTCCAACTGCTAATTCGTTTGGTGTTGTTCTTACTCTTGGAATGTCAAACGTTCCATTTGATATTGATAAACTTGTGAATGTTGCTGTACTTAAATTAGTATACTTCGCTGTAAAACTCGCTCCTCCTGTTACGCGTATTTTGCCAGGGTCTGAGGCTGGGTTGTAGTAGTAATTTCCTTCGTCAAGTCCGTAGTTTCCTAAATCAAAATTGTAAAGGCTTTCGTAATAAGTATATCCATCAAAAGCGGTGTAAGTAGTTTCATCTATAAAAACATAGTTTGGAGAATAAAGTTTATATCGCTTTACTTTTACATTTACGCGTTCGTTAGTTGGACTTGCTATTGCAGTATTTCCACCTGTTGAACAAGCCAAAAACTTTATGTATTCTCTAATGTACGGACTAATGTCGTAAAGCGTTTCTGTATTTGAAGACAACGAAATTAATTTACTTAAAGTGTAAGTAGGAAAACCAGTAAAAGTAGTTGGACTAATAAATAATTCTATTTTAGAACCGTTTTGCATTGCATCTGCAATTCTTATAATATATGGTGAGCGTGCGAATATGTTAGGCATTATTTCTTTTCGTTTTTAAATTGTGTTTCTTTAAATAAATTCATTGCGTCTAAACCAAACTTTTCAATAAGTTCATCAGGCAATCTATTAAACGCAGCTTCAAATGGTTTGGTAAAAAATAAACTTGGTTTAATTCCTTGTGCAAATATTCTTTTTTGTAACCAAAAACCTAAAGTCTTATAACCACCTTTTGCAAATGTTCCGTCTGCATTTCTAAATCTTATATTCTTTTTTTGTGCCCATTTACTTAACGGTTCCATAGGTGGCATTTTGTTTTTAAAACTAAATGGACTGTTTGGTGCTTTTTGTACGCCGTTTTTTACTAAACTTGGGTTTTTACCTTTAACTCCTTTGTCTTGGAATTGCCCATACAAATTCATTTCAAATTCAATAGACAAACTATTTGGCATTGCCTTAACATTTCCCTTTAAACTTTCATAAAGTCCTTTAGTGTTATTCTTTTTTAAGGTAGTTAAATTTTTACGTGCTTCTTTAATTACCGACTTTGAAAACCTATTTAATTCTTGTTGTACTTCGCTCTGTTCCATTTTAACAAATTGTCATATCGTTTGGCGTTACAATATCTAAAGTCATTGTCCACCCTGCCATGTAATTTTCAAATCGTTCTGTAAACGGTTCTGCGTTTGCGGTGCCTTCTACCATAAATAAATCGTATGCTAAACTTCCGTGCCTTATAATTTCATAAGCCCTATTTAATACAGCATTTTGTGTATTTAAAACATCAATTTCGTTGTCGTTACCTAAAAAAATATCAGTTGTTGTGCTTTTTGATAAGTCTACAACATCCATTGCTATAAGACTAATATTCCAGGTTATTGTATTTCCACTAAACGTGCAATTGTTTACCATAATATGAAGCAAAGGAAAAATAGTTTGTTTGCTAAGATCAACTTTAAATATGTCTCCCTGTGTTACTGTGTTTACAATTGGATCTGCGTCAAAGTGAGTTCTTAATTTATCTAATAAATTATAGTAGCCTGTCATTTTTTATATATTTTATCTAATTGGCGTTGTTCAATTTCTTGTTTTTGTTTTTCAAAGGTGAGATAGGTAAGACATTTAGTAAGTCCATATCCGGTAACCGCGTCAAACTTTGTAAAGTCTCCTCCTGCGAGCGCATAAACGCTTTGATACCAACCCCATTGTTTTCCAAACTGAGCTTGTTCGCTAAATTCGTTTTCATCTTCGGGTTCTTTATTATCTCCTGTTCCAAATAAGTAAGCGTAGCTGTTAATAATTCGCTTCCTAAATTCCAAAAAAAAACACTTGAACTTATTGCTACGTCTACAGGTGTAAACTTCATTAATTCCTGCATTTCTTCTAATGGAGTATATTCGATTATTTCGTATTTATCTTTGAACTTCATTTTGATAGGCCTGTACATTACAGCCATTGCTTTATGATAGTCCTCCCACTTTAATAAGTTATTTTCTAAGTCTGCGTATTCGCCAAATGTTATGTCTTCTAAAGAAGTTATAAACCCAAATTCTTGGCTGCCTATTTTAAATGTTGGTTGAAATTTGGGTTTCTGTTCAAACAGGGTTTTAAAGTGTAAAATTAATTCGTTTAAGCTTGTCAATTTCATTTTGATTATGCTTTTTAATTCCATATCACAAAATATTTGAACCATTTTTTGCGCAATAAACTCTTGATCGTTACTCCCTTCTTGAACCTTTAAAAATTTTTGATAACTTTTTAATGGTATTTCACTTAAAGTTGTAGGTACATTAATTTCTAACTTCATAATCTTATAATTAAATTTTTACTTATTTGTTGTGTTGGTTTTTTTGAATGTAATCGTAAGCTTGCTTTAGCATATTAATATCTCTAATGTCACGTAAATAAATACGAACCTTTACGCCTTTTTTTTGGTATATATAAATTTGGACGGCCTGCATCATTATTTCTAAATCGTTCATCTAATAAAATATTGTCCCCTCGTAGGGTTGTCAAGTTGATAGGCTACTGCATATCGTAAAGCATCAATAGCATGGTTGTGTTTATCAATTGGCGTTTTTGACTTTTTTTCAAGCCATGAGTAGTTGTTTAGTTCTTTGATTAAATCAATACTATCTTCTGTAATTACAAGGTCATAATCCTGTAGTAAAGTAATTCCATAAATTACAGAGTCCGCACCTTTGATTGTTGCTACAATGTTATTTCCAAGTGCGTTTAATTCACTAATCAATCTTGGTTCAGAGTTATCGCCCACGATTAAATCTTTACTTGCAAACTCTAAATTTAACCTTGCAATTTGGCTTGTGGTTAGTGCTTGTTTATAGTAAAGTAGTTTAACATAAATAATTTTATTTGTCTTATCAATGTTTGTTTTTACTAACGTCGTTGGATCAGCACTAAATCCGTAATCTTGCCCGTATACATTTGTTCCAATTTCTTTAAATTCTCCTATCCTCCAGTTGGTAAAAATAACTCCTTCGGCTTTGTCTAACCAACCCCCTAAAATTGTATGCTTGTATTTCTCCGGTCGTCTTAACTTAATGTTTTCAACTTGGTTTAAAAAAGACTCTGACAAATTTTCTATGTTGTCAAGGTATGTTGTATGTATATAGGTTGTATCGGCTTTTATTACTGTTGCTCCCTGTTCGATCCCTTTACTTTCAAAAAACTTGTCGTATATAAAATGTTCTTTTGTTGTTGGGTTTAGAATAAGTATAACCCTGTTTTGTTTTGTCCTATGCCTTATTGATAAATCTATTTTGTCAAACGTGTCTTCGTCTGTTAGTTCTTCAGCCTCGTCAAGCACCCATGTTGTGACGCCTTGTAAAGATTTTAAGTTTGCCGTTTGCGTTCCAGAACTTGTTTTTATTCCTTTGAATATTATTTTACTGCCAGTAACAATGTTTATTATTTCGTCTTTTGTTACAATAAAATTGTCCTGCATTTCCATCAATTCTATTTTTTCTATAAACTCTGGAATAATAGAAATTGACGCGGAAACTAAAGTATAACGAGTAAACAGTACAACGTGCCCACTCTCCTTTGTTAAAAGCAGCAAGAACGTTGTAACACTGTACGACTTAGACGACCCTCGCCCACCTGTTACAATAAAGTAACGGGACCCGCTGCCTAAATAATTAAACTTTTTATTTAAGACTATCAATTTTAAATAAGTCTTTTACGTCAAAGTCTGAAACACTTAAGTTAGTATCGGTTGTTTGTTTTGGTGCACCATAGCAGCTATCCATAAGAGCCTTGTAAGCGTTTACATCGCCCTTGCCGGCTTTTAATAACATAGCTAAAGTAATTGCTTGCTCTTGCGTTAAAGTTTCCATTTCGCCTGTTAATAGGTTTTTTTGACTTGACGCAAATTCTAACAACTCTTTTACAATAGTGCTTCTGTTCTTACTTCCTTTTGGTCGACCAGCTGGGTTGCTTACTTCACCTTTTTTAAATGGTTTTAAATTTTCTTCGTTAGCCATTTCTTCATTATTGTTTCACTATTGTTTCTTCATTTTGTTCTGGGCTGTACTCGTTATAAAGAATTCGCATTTTATTAACTAAATCCATTACACAGCTTGAGCAAGTAGACAACGTTAAGCCTTGATCAAAAACCCGGTTATTGATTGCTATTAGAGCGCTTTGTTGCTCTATTGTTAATGTGTTTGTGCTTTGTTTAAAATAAGTGCTTAGAGTATCATGCTCGTCTTCTGTTAAACATTTAGGTTTTGCATAAGGAAATAACTTATTTAACTTTTCTTTGCGCTCGTCGCATCCACAGTCTTCCCCTAATAGGAATTTTGCAACCTTGTCTATTCCTGTTGCTTTTAATACTTTTTCAACTGAGTCTCCCAGTCCTTTACTTTCGTTTTTCATTTTGTTTTTTTTATTAGTTCGTAATCTTGGTTTAAAAAATCTATATAGTCTTCTTCTATGTTATTTTTAATTCGTTTTTTGCATATTTTTATTGTGTTAAATATGCTTGAGACGCTTATATTAGTTTCTGCGCTTATTTGCCTTAAACTTTTATTCGTGTTTTTGTACAGTTCAAATAGCTGCTTATCGTACCAGTGCCAACTTTCGCATTCATCATCTATATTATTTAACAGATCGTTGTACGCTTCGTTTTCCATAGTGCAATCTTCAGCCTGCAAATTATAAACGTCTTCTAATGGTATAAATTTAATTTTGTTCTTTTTGTTTACATGCTGTAAAAATGTATTTTTAAGAGCCAGCCACATGTAGCCTTTATTAATAGCTTTGTCTTTAAACAGTTTTTCTTCTGAACTCCATTTGAATAACATTATGTAAGTTTCTTGAACTATGTCCTCAGCAAAAAAGTGCTCGCCAAATGAATTAACCATTTTGACCCATTCTTTATGGTGTTTTGCAACTTTTGTTAACCATTCCATTTTTAATTGTTTAAATTTTAATCAAATTTATAATTAATTTCTAAACAATTTGCTATTTAATTTATAAACAAAGCTTTGTTGATATTACCCGGCTATTTTTTACTTATGTAGCAATCTATTTTTTTAAGTGTTGAAAGCGAAATATCTTTATACTGTAAAAAATTAGTTAATTGAAAAAAATGAAACTTATTCCCTTCCCCCTGTATTTCTTTAACAATGCTATTTCGTGTTTTTGACCCTAAAAGTTTATTTACTTCAGCCCTTAATTGTTCGTCTTGTATTAACATAATTAAAATGGTAAGTCATCGTTATCGAAATTGCTTTCGTGTATAATTGTTTGCTTTAATGTTCCTGTAATTTGTGGCTCCCCTTTTACAAATGGTTCGCTAAAGCTTGCACTAAAATAGTTAACTCCTTTTGCCGAAGTCTTAACCCACAATGCTACTTCCATCTCTTTGCCATTTACTAAAACCTTACCTTTATAGTCCGGGTGGTTTTCCGCTTTTTTGTTGTCATTTTTAAAAATTGCTCCTGAATTGTTTCTTTGTTCCATTTTTATTTTTGTTTATATTGTTTAAAATTTTCCTCTTCCTGTGAATATTTGACATTTTATTACTTCTTTGTTTATGTAACAAATGTAGTCCCATAGTTTTTTAATCCGTGTTTTCATAGTTTTTCTATTTCTTGTTTAACTTCGTCCCAATAATCACTATATCTTCCAACTAAAGGTATTATCTCATCAACTGCTATTAATGCACATTGTTTGGCCTCATAACTATCTAATAAAGGTACATTAATAAACTTATCTAATAATTCTTTTGCTTTCTCTTGTGGTGTCATATCAGCCAATCAAATAATTTGTAAATACCAACGGCAGCAAAACCATAAATTGCTATCCAAATAATAATTGCTATTGCTTTTTCTTTCATATTGTTACATTGTTTTCGTTTATAAAATAGTTTAGTTTTTCTCTTACTTCGTACATTTCTTCTTTGCCGTTGTATTTGTATTCGCTTCTTAACCACTGATCAAACTCCGTAAGTGCCATAAAATAATTAAACCCATTGTTTGCATACTCAAAATCTTCTTTGTCTTCCGGCAAATTAAATTCAAGTGTTGCTTTCATATTTTTTCAATTAATTGGTTAAAATAAATTCTTGCTTCTTCAACTTTTTTTTGCATGTCCCAAATAACTGTTTCGTCTCGCTCAATTTTAAAAACTTTTACTTTTGTTGCATCCGGTAAATGGTCAAAGTTATGTTTTTTTTCTACATAGTCTCTAATTTCTGCGTCTTCATCAATTTTAAAATGCTTCCAGTGCTCGCGCCTTACTTCGTCTTCAACTATTTCTATTGGGGTATTGACTAAACAATAACATAACAATGCTTCTGTTTTATTTGTTAGCCACATGTAACCTTGTAATTGAAAAAAATAAGCAGCGGTTGGTATTTCTTCCTCAAAAAATGGAAAAGTATGGGCTTCGTAACTGCATTTAACATCAAGTAAAATTTCGTTTGTGTTTACGTCTGGCGTTCCTGTAATCCAATCATTGTTAAAATGTTCTTCGTTCTTAAAAATAAAACCTAATCCTAAAACATTATTTACTAAGCTAATTGCTTCATCCTCACACTGTAAGCCTTTGTCAGTATATTTACTGGAAAACTCTTTTTTAATTTCATATTTATGTTCTAAAACAAGTTCTTGAATATAACTTTTTGCAGTTTTGCTTAATATTTCAGACTTAGTGCGCGGAGCAGTCATCAACTTACCCAGCGCAGAGCAGCGTATTTTTAACATAATAGTAAAGCTTTTGTTTGTATTTCAGTTAATTCAAACCCTGTTTTAAGTTGATCTACTGTATACTTGCCATTTTCAATAGCTATAAGAGCCTCTTCAAATCGTTTATTGTTTATTAATGGTTTTTTTACTTCTTGTTTTACTTGTTCTCCAGAAGCGTCCGTATCTTTGTCCGTGACTAAAGCAAGCATGCTACTTAATGCGTAACGTCTTAAATAAGTTATTGCGCTCCCCAAAACTTGAAACTCGTTCATGCCTTTTAAAATTACCCCCTGTGGAATATCAATTTTGCTTTCTATGCTTTCCGCGCTTTCAACGTGAAATAAACAGGTTGCAATTTGGGTACCGTTAATTAATTGTGTAAACCCTAAGCCATGTTTTTTTAATAGTGGGTTAATTACTTCAAAAATTTTAGGTAGGTCAGCGTAAGTGTAACCGTAGCCCTGCGTTGCTTTGTGAATTACTGGAACTTCTTGTTGAAAGGCTGCCAGTGCTTTAAATAAATGTTTCATAGTTAGTTGTTTAAAGAATTTACAATTGTTAAACCTAATTCCTGGCAAGCATAATTAATATGCTTTGAAGTTGTCATTGAATACCATTTAGAAACTATTGCTGTTCTTTTATCGTAATCAATTTTTGCAACAAGCGTACTGTAGCTTTTAATAAAGTCGGCCCCCGCTTCATGCACAATTTGTAAATTTTCTTTGTACTTTTTAAATGTTCTCATAGTTTTTTTGTTTTTAATTATGTTCAAATATACAGCCTTTTTATATGCAAAGTTAATTAATTTAAAAAAAGTTATTAACAATTTAATTTTAATTACTTTAATTTTTGTTTATAAGTGTTAATTATTTCTTTTAATTCGTCCTTTGTCCATTTTTTGGTTTCATGTGCAATTGCTTGAAGTTCCATTAATCTTTGCGATCCTATTCTTTCTTTTATACCTATCTGGTAGTTTAACAAGTTGCCGCTTAAATAAGTATTACAGTGCTCACATTGTAAATGGCAATTGTCTTCGTTAAAACGCACCGCAGAATGTCCGCCTTGAGAATAATAATGGCCAGCATTTTCTTTTTTACAAGGCTTGCTGCAAGAAATACAATTTAGGCCCGTATCCCGTTTTCTAATAAACTTATTAAATACTTGCTGCGCTATTTTTAAATAATCATTTGCAGTCTTTAAACTTTCAACTAATTTTTTTTTCTTTTTTAACCACTCCTTTTCTTTTTGCATTTCAACCATTGCTTTTATACATTCAGTTTTTAAACAAAACTTTTGCAAAGTATTAAATGGAGAAAATATTTCTTTACAGTTAAAACATTTTTTTGTTATCTTTTTCAAAGTTCTGCATTATTAAACTCTATTATTTTTTTTAAATCTTTTACATCCTGTTTTAACTCTAAATTTAATTTTTCTATTAAAATTC